TGGCCCAGTTTGGCAACACGAACTACAACAAGGAATTTACGCGGGACTTCGCGGTCGGCGAGACCGTCCGTGTCCCCCGTCCGTTCCAGCCGACGATTCGCACCGGCCTCGGGTATAACCCACAGGCGGTGACACGCATCTACACCACGGTCACGGTCGATCAGATTTTCGGCGTAGACCTTGAGTGGGATGACGTGCAGAAGGCCCTCGAAGTCACCAAGCCCGATGCGCAGTTGCGTGATCAGGTGCTCGATCCCTGCATGTCCTATATCGCGCAGGAGATTGACAGCCGGTTCACGCAGTATGCCTATCAGCATGCCAACAACGTCGTCGGCGTGCTCGGGACCGACCCGACCTCGACCACGATCACGATGCAGGCCCGCCAGCGGCTGATTGAGAAAGCCTGCCCGCCCTCAGGCAACAAGGGCTTTATCATCCCGCCCTCGGTCAACACCTCGCTGACCCCGGCGATTCAGTCCCTGTTCCAGCCCGATGACGAAGTGTCGCGGCTGTTCAAGGAAGGCTCCCTCGGGCGTCTGAGCGGGTTCAAGTGGTATGAGAGCATGTCGCTCTACAGCCACACCGCGGGCACGTGGGCCGGCGCCGTGACCATCACGACCACGATGGCGAGCGGGGACACGACGATTGCCGTGACCTGCACCAACGGCGACACGTTCAAGAAGGGCGACAAGATCGGGATCACCGGCTTCTATGCCGTCAACCCGATGACCCGTCGCACGACCACCACGGCGACCACGATGCAGGTCACGGTCCTCGCGGACGTGACGGCGTCGGGCACCTCGGCCACGCTGAGCATCTCGCCAGCGATTTACGGCCCTGGGTCGCCGTATCAGAACGTGAACGCGCTGCCGACGGCGACGACCGCCTTGGTCCTCTGGCCGGGCACCACGAGTCCGAACGGCAAAGTGGGCAAGGTCGGCCTGGCGATTCATCCCGATGCGTTCGCGCTGGTCGGGGTCAAGCTCGAGACGCCGAAAGCGGTCGAGATGTCGTCACAGCAGCGGGATCCCGACACCGGGATCAGCATCCGCTTTGTGAAGGCGTGGGACCCTGTTCAGTCGAAGATGATCCACCGGTTCGATGTCCTGATGGGCTTCGGCTCGCTCTATTCAGATAACTGCGCCGTCGCCATCGCGTGCGGTTAAGAGGAGAATCACATGACAATGCCTTACGGTTCTGGTTTCTCCCCGCTGACCGGCGAACCACGGATGGGAATGATTCCCGTCCCGACACGGGTCGCCACAGCGATGACGCTGACGACCAGCGGCGGGGCCCGCACGCTGACCGCGGCCGAAGTGCTCGGCGGCGTGCTCATCGTGAACTGCGACGATGCCCAGACGGCGACTTTGCCGACGGCCACGCTGCTCAATGCGGCGCTGCCGGGCTGCTCGGTCGGCGCCTCGTTCGAACTCGACATCGTGAACGTGGGTGATACCACGCTGACGGTGGCGGTCGGCACGGGCGGGACGTTGGTGGTTGGGAACAGCAAGAGCACGGTGGCGACGATTGCGCTGCTGAACTCGAAGCGGTTCATCATCATCGTGACCGGCGTGACGCAGAACGGCGATGCCTCTGACAGCTATCAGGTCATTGGCATGGGTTCGATTGCCGCCTCGGTGGCGTAGTGTCGGATCTGACGTTTCCCCGTCACGTCTACTGGCGTGGCGGGGTCTTTCTCATCGTGCAGACTGTGTCTGACTACGAGGCGGCGGTGCAGGCCGGTGGCCTGGACGCCCCCTCACCAGACTGGCCTGCGCCGGAGGCCTACCAGTTGATCCTGGAACCGCCGGCGCCTGATGAACCGAAGAAGCGCGGACGACCGCGGAAAGCGGAGACGACATGAGTCGAATCACGATCCTGGGTGGCGGGGTGTTCACGTCCAAGAACATTGCCGACATCAATGCGAACTTTGCGGAGCTCTACTCGGGTGCGGGGGGCATCACGGGCCCGACCGGCGGCACGGGTCCAACCGGTGCGACTGGCCCGACGACCGGCGTGACCGGTCCGACCGGTAGCACTGGTCCAACGGGTCCTGCGACCGGCGTGACCGGACCGACCGGATCGACCGGACCGACCGGACCGACAGGTCCCTGAGATGTTGGTCACGTCTCGAGCCATCGCCGCCTCGGCGGCGACTGAACTCGGCACCATCGGCCAAGGCGAAACGATGTCCGCAGCGGATCTGGCCCAATGGCTGGATCTGCTGCGGGCGCTCCTCAACGCCTGGAATGCGGATCGACGCGCCGTGTATGCGACCGCGTTTGATACGTATACGCTCGTGCCGAATCTCTTCCCGCATACCATCGGGCCGACGGGCACGTTTACGACCACGGCGCGGCCGGTGGATATTGATGGGGCGAATCTGATCCTGCCGGCGACGACGGTGAACTTCAATGGGCAGATCACGATTCGTGATGCCCAGTGGTGGCTCAGTCAGTCCGTGCCGCAGTTGACCTCGGACATTCCGACGGACCTGTATTACCAGCCGGATTATCCGAACGGCAAGATTTACTTCTGGCCGGTGCCCTCGACGGCGTATCAGGTGCAGTTGATGACGCGGGTGCTGCTCGATGATGTGGCGCTGACCACGAGCAGTTATGAACTGCCGCCCGGTTACTACGATGCGATTCGCCTGACGCTGGCGGAAAAAGGGCAGCGGCCCTTTGGTCGGCCGCCTGATGTGACCTTGATCAACGATGCGAGCAAGGCGCGGGCGGTGATCTTCGACAACAACGTGGAGATTCCACGGCTGCGCACGAAGGATCCCGGCATGACGCCGGGCAAGGGCGGATTCACCGCCGATTTCAACTGGTTGAACGGACAGATTGTCTAAGGAGTCCTGATGGCTGTGCTGTTCGTTCCGTTGCAGAAGATTATGCAGGCCGTCACGACGCAAGAGGCGGTCGCGGTGCTGCCGGATGACTATATCGGGCGCTACGTCGAATCCACCTTCTACGTGGTGTGGAACCATACCTCTGGCGCCGGCTCGGTGGTCGTGGAAACGGCGCACAGCCCGACCTATGCCGGGACGTGGGCAAACCTCGCCACGGCCAACTGGTCCGCGATTGACAAGATTACGAGCATTTCGATTTCCGGCGTCTATGCCGCCGTGCGGGTGCGGATTGCGACGGCGGTGACGAGCGGCGCCGTGGATGTGTGGGTCTTGGCCTCAGATTCGTAAGGAGTGACCGCGTGGCAAAAAAGTCCAGTTCCAGTGATCTACTCAAGCAGTTAGACGAGGCGTTCGACACCACGGAGCAGAAGGCCGAGGCGCTGCAGCAGGCCCAAAGTGCCGCCGGGGCGGCGATTGCGGAGAAGCAGGCCGCGCTCGATGCCGTGACGCGCGAGCAGGACGGGTATGTCACGGAGGCTGATGCCGCCTACCGCGATGCCCGGGTGGCGCTCGAGCGGCTCCAGGTGCAACTCAACGAGCGCATCGGCGCGGCGGTGAATCCTCGCGTCATTGTGCGCGGATGACGACCCGCATCGGGGGGGTGGCGGAAGTCACGTCCAGTGCCTTCCGGCTGCAATCGAATCAGTCTGAGGTGAAGCACGCGCCCGTGGCGGTGAGTGCGACCGGCACGATTGTCGCGGCCGTGCCGGGGAAGAAGATCAGCGTCTTGGCCTTTGCCCTGACCTCCAGCGGCATCGTCAATGTGAAGTTTCAATCCCATACCGCCGGCGACATCTCGGGCCTGTTCTATGAGATTGCGAATACCGGGTTCGTGCTCGGCCCGAATGAGTGGGGCTGGTGTGAGACCGTGGCCGGCGAGGCACTGGACATCAATCTGTCTGCCGGGGTGCCGGTGGGTGGCGTGCTGACCTATGTCGAAGTGATCCCCTAAATGAAACCACTCCTGACCGCGCTGTCCGTGCTGTATTTGGCGTCCGTTGCCCAGGCGCAGACCATTCATCAATACCCCTATGACTCCAGTGTGACGGCCTATGCGAGTCCGTCAGCGTGGCCGCTGCTGTCGGCGCAATGTCATTGGCGTCCAGCGAACAGTAATCCAGATGGCACGCAAGTCCCCCAGTTGATCTCCCCCTCACTCGGTCACACCCATCTCGAAGCCCATGCGCCGATCTACTCCGAGATCACTGGGAACTTTACGATTCCCTTCGACCTCGTGCTGTTCCATGTGGATGGGTCGATCATTAACTATGCGAGCCTCTTCGGCCCGCTGCTGGGTCAGGTGACATGGGACAGCCCACTGCCCTTAATCGGCAACCCCACCGGGGTGGTGACGATCACCGGTCATGTAGTCGTGGATCTGAGTAAAGCCGATGGGTCGAATGGTGTGGGGGTCGATGTCCCTAAGCGTGGATGGTTCATCGTCACCTTGGAGACACGCACGAATTTCACGAATGGCGACCGGACCGACGCCGCCTTGTCGATCCCCTTCTACTCGATGCTGGATCCCACGAAGCCTGAGGTCGAGTTGTATGGTGGTGGGATCAAGACCACGGCCTCCTGCTCACCGATCTCCACGCAGGACCAAGCCTTGAGACTCTGGGGCGATCAGATCGGCGCGAACTTCTCGGAGTATCGGACGTATCTGCCGATCCTTGCACCGATCCTCGGGGCGATCACGGCGCCCACGCCCTTCCTCTACAGCTACATCGCAGACGCACGGATGCCGAACACCATTGGGATGACGCGGGTCGATATGGACCTGCATAACGGCGTGGCGGGGACGTTGATCGCGACGGACAACGCCCCGCCGAATCAACTGGTGCTCCTCCCCTCCCCGTTCGATCCCGCGATCCTTGGCGCGGGCGTGCATAAAGTGGCGGCGATCTGGCAGCAAGATACCGGCGCCGGGGTCCCTGGGGTCCTGACCGCGAATGAACAGGTGACCTCCCTCCTGGTCGTGACCGTGACGGTGGGGACTAACACGCCACCACCTCCACCGCCGCCGACGGAGGTCTGGACAACGTGGTTTCTTCAGCATGGTGACATCAGCGGGAACTTGCGGGCCTGTCCGAATCCGTCGTCGAGTGTCGGCTGTGTCGGCGTGATGAAGCCGTAGTCATCCGGCATGGCCTTCGCGCTACTCACCCATGCATCCGGCTCTGGCATCGTCACGGCGACCACCACGGCGATCAGCACGCTGGGGGCGGATCTGATTGTCTTGGCGCTCTCAGGGAATCCGGGGACCGGCACGCCCACCGATTCCAAGATGAATAGCTGGTCCGGTGGCGGGAGTTACATCAGCGACTTTAGCTCGGCGGTGCAGATTTGGTATTGCGCGGCCCCCGTGACCGATGGCTCGCACACCTTCACCAATCCCGATGCGCAGTCCTCGATTACGGTCGTCGCGTTGAGTGGCAGTAATGCGGTGCCCTTCGATAGCGCGACAGGGACTAATACGCTGCCGGTGCCCAACGCGAACTGCCCGTCGATTACGCCCGCACAGAATAATTCCCTCATTGTGGCGATTGGGGGCACGGGTTGGACGAATACGACCACGGTGGATTCTGGGTTTACCGTCACTGATTTTGTGGACCTTGGGTCGGTCTTTTCGATTGTGATGGCGTATCTGATTCAGGGGTCGGCCGCTGCGGTGGCGCCGACGTTTTCGCCCTCGTCCTTTGATGGGTTTGGAGAATCAGCCGTGGCGATTGCGGTCTTCAAGCCAGCCGTCGCGGCAGCTGGCAAGACGTTCTTCCTGATTCCCAACTGACATGGCCTTCGATCCCCACGTTGATCTCGCCGTCAGTGCCGTCGCGGTCGCGCCCTCCCCGGCGCTCTCTGGCACGACGTTCACGGTCACGGCCGGACAAGGCGCCCGGTTCCCGAATCCAGGTGCGCAAGGGTATGACCTCGTGGCGTGGGCGTTGGGCACGATGCCCGATCCCACGAACGCCGAGATTCTGCGTGTCACGGGGCTGAGCGGCGATGTGTTCACGGTGGCGGCCCGGCCGTGGGCGGTCACGAACAACGGCAACCGCGCCATTCTGGTGGGCGATCTGGTGGCGTTGGCGATTACGGCCAACCTGCTGCAGAACATCGAAGCGGCGCTGCCTGGGCCGACGGGGATTACGGGTCCGACCGGACATACCGGCGTCACGGGCCCCAGTGGTCCGACGGGTCCGACCGGCGCACAGGGCACCGCCGCCCAGTTGACCGGCCCCACGGGTCCGACCGGCCCCACGGGGGCGCAGGGAACAGCCGCGCAGTTAACAGGCCCGACTGGCCCGACGGGTGCGACGGGGCCTACCGGAGTTCAGGGCACGGCTGCGCAACTGACGGGCCCCACTGGGCCGTCTGGCCCGACGGGTCCCACCGGGGCGCAGGGCACCGCTGCGCAGTTGACGGGGCCGACCGGGCCCACCGGTCCGACCGGCGCTCAGGGGACGGCCTCCACGGTGACCGGCCCGAGTGGGCCGACTGGCCCCACAGGCCCACAGGGCACGGCTGCGCAGTTGACCGGACCAACCGGACCCACCGGCCCGACGGGAGCTCAGGGCACGGCGGCGCAATTAACCGGTCCCACCGGCCCGACCGGTCCGACGGGCATCACTGGGCCTACGGGCTCGACCGGTCCGACCGGTCCGCAAGGCACGGCCGCTCAACTCACCGGCCCGACCGGCCCCACAGGCCCCACGGGTCCGACGGGCGTCACCGGCGACAAGGGCGGGCTTCGCTACAACTTCCTCACGGCTACGGCGAGCACGGATCCTGGCAGTGGGAACTTCAATTACAACAGCCCGACGCTGGCGAATGTCACGTCGATGTATCTCAGTAACACCGACGCCTCGGGGAACAGTGTGGGCGCGGTGTTCCAGTCGGCGCAGTCCAACCCCGGCTACGTGTTCATCAAGAGCAACCTGGGCAGTAACGTCAACGCCTTCACGGTCTCGACGGAACTCGCCAGAACCGGCTTCAATGAGGTGCTGGTCGCCTATGAAGCCGGGGTCTCCCCGCCCTCGAATACTGAGGCGTGTGTTTTCAACTTCAGCCGCAATGGCAACACGGGCCCGACCGGGCATACGGGTGCCACGGGTCCGACGGGCATTACCGGACCCACGGGCCCGAGTGGCCCGAGTGGTCCGACGGGTTCCAATGCGATTCTGACGGGCATCACAGGTCCCACTGGCCCAAGTGGCCCGACAGGACCGACGGGTCCCACGGGCCCGACAGGTCCGACCGGTTCGACGGGCGCCGGCTTCAATCCGGCGATTCCGAGGATTTTCACGCAAGGCTCGACCCAGACGCCTATCCCTGATGCGAGCACGACGGATTTATACATCCTCTCGACGCTGGCCATCACCGCCGTCATGGGGGCTCCGGTGGGCTCGCCCACGGCTGGCCAGTGGCTCGAGATGCTGATTCTCTGCACCGGCACGCAGAAAGGCATTACGTGGAGCACCTCGGCTGGTGGATACTTAGCCAACACGTTAGGCGTGACCTTGCCGGCGGTGACGACCACCAATCAGACGATTGGGCTGTCCTTCCGGTATGTGACGGCGAACTCGATTAACAAGTGGCTGCTCTTGGCGAAGGGTGTGGGCTAGATGAAGGTGTCGGCGGTACTCATCGCGAAGAACGAAGAAGCGGTCCTGGCTCGCTGCTTGGAGTCCGTGAAAGAGGCCGACGAGATCATCGTCTGCGATACCGGCTCGACCGATCGCACCGTCGAGATCGCGAAGCAGTACACCGATAAGGTCTTCACCGATTTTGTCTGGTGTGACGACTTCGCGAAGGCGCGGAACCATGCGCTGAGCAAGGCGACGGGCGACTGGATTCTGTCCATTGATGCGGACGAGTTCCTGACCTGTCCGTTCAGCGCCGTGCGCGAGGCGGCGGCCAAGGGGTTCATGGCCGTGAACGTCAAGATGACGGCCGAATCCGGGCCGCCGTCCCACTTTTGGTTCCCTCGGCTCTTTCTGCGCTCCCCGAATGTCTGGTGGGAAGGCGCGATTCACAACCATATCTCCGTCATGGGTGAAGACGTGGGCGCGGTGACGCTGACCTACGGCTATTCGCCGGCGCACACGCTCGATCCCCTGCGCTCGATGCGGATTCTGGAGAAGGAAGTGGCGGATCGGCCCGATTGCATCCGCGAGCGGTTCTACCTCGGGCGCGAGTATTTCTACCGTGGCCAGTATGACCAAGCCCTGGTCATGCTGGGGCGCTACGTCCAGCAGTCCCGGTTCCTCGCGGAAAAGGCCGAAGCCTTTCTCACCATGTCGCGGGTCTATTGGGCGCTGCATATGCCCGACGATGCCCGTGATGCGCTCGTGCAGTGCCTGATCATCAATCCACGCTTCAAGGAAGCCGTGCTGTTCATGGCTGAATTGGCAGGGGACGGATCCAATAATCCCCGCTGGCAGAAGAACGCCGATCAGTGGAAGCGGATGGCTGAGACGGCGGATAACGACGGCGTGCTCTTTCTGCGCACATGACGTATTTGCTATCGCCCCATGACGATGATTCGGCGCTCTTTGCGGCCGTGACGTGCCTGCGGGAGCAGCCGACGGTGGTCGTGGTGACGGATTCCGTCGTGCAGCCGGCGCGGGGCGAGACCGGCTGTTCCGCGGAGGAGCGGGCGGAAGAGACCGAGAAGGCCCATGCGGTGCTCGGCTGTCAGACGCGGCGCCTCGGTCTGCCGGATGACGGCCTGACGATGGCGGCGCTGATCGCGGCGTTCGGCACGCTCTCGGATGTGGACACGGTCTATGCCCCGGCGCTCGAGGGCGGGCATCCCCACCATGATCTAGTCAGCCTCGCCGCGGCGGCGGTCTTCGGGACCGATCAGCTGCGCTGCTATGCGACCTATCAGAAGCTCAGTCAGTATCGGGATGTCGATCTGCAGCCCGTGGGCACGACGGAAGTGGAATGGACGCGCCCCGAGTATCAGCAGAAACTCCAGGCGTTGATCTGCTATGAGAGCCAACTGCGGGTCAACCCGATGCACTTCCGGGCCGTCGAAGGGCGCAGCGAGTGGCTGTCGGGGTTCTCCCGGCTGCATCTGGGGTGTGGGGCTCGCATCTTCCCCGGCTGGGTCAACGTGGACCGGCAAGCGCCGGCGGTGCCCAGCAGCTTCTTTACGCGCTGCGACATCGTGGCCGAACCGTTGCCGCTGGATGACGCCAGTGTGGATTACGTCTTCTCGGAAGACTTTCTCGAGCATCTGCCGCCGGAGCGCCGGGTGGCAGTGATCAACGAGGTCAACCGGGTGCTCGTGACTGGTGGCGTCATGGAGCATTACGTCCCGAATGCCGGCAGCCGGAATGCCTATGGCTCCCCGAGTCACCTGTCCCATTGGAATGCCCAGGTCTTCGAACACTTCGATGTGGATTCCCACCGTTGGGCGAAGGACCGGGCCTTCGAGGGCATTCAGGGCGGCTTCAAGAAGGTGAGCGCGGATCTCCTGAATTGGCAGGTCGAAGAGGACGGCGTGAAGCGGGCGCAGAGCCTGCGGGTGCGCTATCGGAAGGTCGCATGCTGAGAAAGACCTTTCTCCTGCCCCAGTTTGGCCCGCCGTTCCCGTGGACGGAGCAGTATCTTGAGCATATCGGCAGCCTTGCTCCGTATGGCTGGTCATGGAAGATTCTCACGCCGCACGGCTACACGTCCAAGAGCCCGAACGTCGAGATTGTCCCGATGACCTTCGCGCAGTTCGATGCGCGGGTCAAGGCGACGACTGGCGTGGATTCGGGCAACTTCCTCGATGCCGACTTCCTCCCGGTCAAACTCCTCAGCGACTACTACCCGGCCTTCGGAGAACTGTTCGCAGACCTCCTCACCGACTGCGACTACTGGAGCATCACGAACTGGGATGTGCTCTACGGGCGGCTGGATCACTTCCTGCCCGATGAGACGCTGGCGCAATATGACCTCTGGTCCGATGACCACCATCACGTCAACAGCCTGTGGTGCCTCTATAAGAACGAGCCGCGGATCAATGCCCTGTATCGGCAGGTCCCGCACTGGGAGGAGATGTTCGCCGTTAACGGGCGGCCGATCTTCGGCTTCGATGAAATTTACTTTGATCTGATCGTGCGGCAACTCGCGGACGCGGGGCAGATTAAGTTCGGACATCCCCCCTACTTCGCGGTGCATAGCTACGACCGGCTGATTCAGCATCAGCCCACGCCCAATCTGTCCTTGGCGCCGGATGGGGCGTTGATTGAGTGCTTTAACGATGACTTTGCGCCATTGACGCATTACCCCGCGTGGCGGGGCTTCTTCGGGCGGGAGATTGCCTACTTTCATTTTCTGAGCACCAAAACATGGCCCGCACTGCGACCCTATCCCGCCCGGTGACCTCGGTCTACCGGGAGATTGACGCCTGTCGCATGACGGGCAGCCAGAACCTCGTGTCCCTGCTCGACCTGGGCGAGATGGCCCTGACGGGCATCTTCCCGAAGGCGGGCGTGGAGGTGCCGAGCGGCCCCGTGGAGCTCATGCTGTGTCCTGCTGGTGGCTTGGTGCAGTTGCGGCAGAGTTACGCGCCCTCGCTGATGTATGGCGACAACTACGGCTATCGGTCTGGGTTGAACGGCTCGATGGTGCGGCACTTGGCGGGCATTGCGACCTCGCTCGAGCGGCGGTGTCCGACGCGGGCCGGTGATGTGGTGCTGGACATCGGCAGCAATGACGGCACGCTGCTCGGGTCGTATGAGAACTGGGGTCAGACGTTTGTGGGGATTGACCCCACGGCGGCGAAATTCAGTCCGTTCTATCTGCCGCATCTCTGCGCCGTGGCGGATTGTTTCTCAGAGGCCGTCTACCGCCGTATCGTCGGCCCACGTCAGGCGCGGATCGTGACCTCGATTGCGATGCTCTACGACCTCGAGCAGCCGC